TCGTTAATTGGTTCAACCGATGCTCAACGCAAGAAAGCACTTGCTACTAAACGTCTAGATTTACAACTTGAAAAAGAAATAGCTGATATTAAGAAGCGCCCTATATCAGAAACTGAACAAGATGCTCAAATTGCTCGTGCAAGACAACGTAGATTAGATGCTGAAAAAAACATCAACACCGAAATAGCAAATGATTTTGCTGCTGAAATGCAAAAGCAATATGATGTTATTAGCAACGGTTTAACTGATGCTGTTGTCACAGGTTTATTTGAAGGTGGTTTAGCTGGTCGTAAAAAGCTAAGAGACTTAATTGTAGCTGAACTTAAAAAGCCGATTACTATTGTAGTTAAAGCTTTAGTTGATGCTACAGTTGGTAATTTTATGAATGGTTTAATGGGTAGTGCTGGTGGCAGTACAATAGGCTCTACTCTTGGTAGTAGCATCGGCAGTACTATTGGTGGTTTTCAAATTGGAAGCTCAACACTTGGTGAAGTATTTTCTGCTTTTGGTAAAGGATTAGCTAGTGGTGGTGCTCCTGAAGCATTGGGTAGTACAGTATTTGCTACTGAAGCTGGTTCAACTGCCGCTTCTGCATACGGTGCAGGTGCGTCTGCAAGTGAACTAGCAGTGACAGCAGGACCGTATGTATTAGCTGCTGTAGCTGCATTAAATGCTCTAGGTGTATTCAGATCTACTAAAACAGTAGGTGGTGGTATTACAGGTACTCTTGGTGCTGGTGATCTACAGTCTTATGATCTAACACGTAAAAGTGGCACATTATTCAATGGTCCTTCTTACGGTGTAAGCTCACAAGGTGCTACAGAATCCACTATTGCATTAGAAAAAGCTTTCGTTGCTATGCGAAATGCAATTACTGGTACTGTGAGTTCTTTAGGTTTTTCAACAGATCAAATTAAAAACTTTACAATGGCAGTTGGTGATGTTAAGGTTCATCCTGATATTGCACAATTAGGTTTGGTATTAGATGGTTTATCCGATGATCAAAAAGTTGCTAAAATTAATGAAGTATTAACAAAGTCCGGTAATGCAATGGCTGAACTTATTCTTGGTACAGGAACTACGTTAGAAAAACTTAAGAGTACTTTTGATTTTTTCTATGAGAATTTTTATTCCGAGTCTGAGAAATTTGATAATCTTACAAAAGATTTAACTGAAGCTTTTTCTAAATTGGGATTATCATTACCCAAGACCCGCGATCAGTTCAAAGAATTAGTTATTGCTGCTCAAAAAGCTGGTGATACCGCTTTACTAAAAGGTTTAACAGACTTACAATATGCTTTTGCTGATTTAGTTCCAGTTGCTGAAGCTGCAGAAAGTGCAACTAGTGATCTTGGTTCTACGTTAAAAGAAATGCAGATGAAAATCTTGCAGTTAACCGGAACACCTGAACAGATTCTTGCTGCTCAAAGATCGAATACGCTAGAAGCTACCGATCCTGCATTTAGATCAACTCAGAGATATATCTTTGCTTTAGAAGATGTTAAAAGTGCTCAAGATGATTTGACCGAAGCTCGTAATAGAGAAGGTGAAACCATTAAAAATACTGTATCTAATCTGAAGAGAAATGCAGAATCTTTGCGTCAGTTTAGTCAATCTTTATTGTTAGGTGGAAATACTACCCTTACACCAGAACAACAGTACAGTGAGTCAAGAAAGCAATTTGATGCTTTACTTTCTACTGCTACTGGTTCTGCTACTACAGATGCTGAGATAGCCGCTAGAGATTCAGCACTCGCTCAACTACAAGGCTCTGCGAGTTCTTTCTTAAGTGCATCCAGAATGTACAATGCTAGTTCTTCTAAGTATACTGAAGATTTTAATTTAGTTCAACGTGCCCTATCAAGTACTGCTGATCAATTAGAAAAGCAAAGTACTGATGCAGAAAAACAACTAAGTGCTCTAAATCTTATTAATAAGAGTACACTGTCCGTATCTCAAGCTGTTAATAACTTAGCTACATCTCAAGAAAATCTAGGTAAGTTAATTAAAGATGAAATTACTGCGTTGTATAGACAGTTCTTAGGTCGTGATCCTGAAGCTAGTGGAGAAGCGTTCTGGACTAACTCTATTAAGAATGGAAGTACATTTAGTCAAATTTCTGAAAGTATTAGTACTAGTCCAGAAGCCAAAGTTCAAAGACTTTATAAAGACTTAGCAAATCGTACAGGCGATGCAGAAGGTGTACAATTTTGGATGAATGCTTTAACTCAAGGCATATCTAAAGAAGACATTGTTAAATCGTTTGCGCAAAGTGCAGTATCTCTTGGTGGTGGAACTGATCTAGCAGCTAAAATTGCTGCAGGGACAGCACCAGCAACAATACCCGGTTTTGCTCAAGGTACAAACTATGTTCCTTCTGATATGTATGCTCAGATTCACAAAGGTGAGAGAATCGTACCTGCAGCGGATAACACAAGATTGTTCCAGAGTTTGAGTGATAGAAATGAAACTAATGCTGTACTAGTATCTGAAATCAGAAATCTAAGACAAGAAATAGTTGAACTTCGTGAACAACAGTCTAAAGAAACTGCTACAATTGTAGTTTCCAACATAGATGCTCAACAACGTAACGCTGATAGTATCAATACTGCTATTAACGAGACAAGTAAAGAATCTAATTGGAATTCAAAAGTACGCGAAAGTGTAAAACTTAAATAAAAGATAACCCACTGTTTAATCGCAGTGGGTTATTAATGCATTATAAAGGAATATATGGCATTAACTAACGATCAATTTCAAGCTTGGTTAGAAGACCCTACTGCAATTCGTTGTATGCTTGTAGAGGTATCTGCCAACATTTCAGGTACAGAAACTAATCTGTACTTGAGCAATGTACAATATGTAACAGGTGCTTCAGATACTCCTGCTAATACAACATATTTACCTATACTTAAAACTTCTGTAAAATTTACAGAGAATCTTTCTCTACAAGGTCAAGGTTCTTTGAGCTATGGAGATATCTCTATTGATAACACCAATGGAGAATATGATACTTGGTTAAAAGCCGCTTGGCAAGGAAGAAATATTAGTATTTATATAGGTGATCCTAAATTTGTAAGAGATGATTTTACAAAGATATTTTCAGGCATAGTCTCTGATGTAAATTCAAGTGATAGAAACACTATCAATATACAACTCAGGGATATTATGCAAAGACTAAATACTCCTATTACTGATAAAGTACTTGGTAACTATTATCAAGGTAGTATTGTCTCTACTGCTGTTTATGATAATCCAAATAAAGATCAAGTCAAACCTTTGGTGTTTGGTGAAGTTTTTAATATTACACCATTATTAATTGATCCAACAACTTTAGAGTTTATGGTCAATGATGGTCCTATAGAATCAATTATTGAAGTAAGAGATAATGGTGTACCTTTGATTATCACATCGGGATATACTGTAGATTTAGTAAAAGGTACTTTTAAACTTCTCAATAATCCTGCTGGTGCAATTACTTGCTCAGTTCAAGGAGATAAAAATCCTACGTATAATAATACAATAAGTACCGTTGTTAAACGAATTGTTAAAAACTTTGGAAATCCTAGTGTTGCTGGAGCGATTACTGATTCTAATATTGATTTAACTAATTTTTCTACGTTTGAAACTAATCACCCTCAAAAAATTGGCATATACATTAGTAGTAAAGAGAATGTAATTAATATTTGCCAGCAATTAGCAGATAGTGTAGGTGCTCAACTTGTCGCAAGTCGAACCGGCCTACTTAAACTATTAAAAGTTACTACACCAACTTCTGGTACTACAATTACTGACGATTATATTTTACAAAACAGTTTTGCTATTGCAAATAAACCCGATATTATGACAACTATCAAACTAGGTTTTTGTAAAAATTGGACAATTCAAGATAATCTTTTAACAGGTATTCCATCTTCTAGTAAAGATTTGTTAGCAGGAGAATGGTTAAGTAAGACGTATACAAATACAACAGCACAGACTTTATTTAAATCCAACGCATTACCAGAGCAAAAAGATACGCTTATGTTAACCGATTCATTGAATCATGTAACAGACGAAGCAACTAGACTTGTAAATTTATGGAGTTCACAGCGTTATACTTATCGTTTTACAGTAACCAGTAAATTCTTGCAATTACAATTAGGTGATATGATTACCGTTGTGCATAAAAGATTTGGATTAGCATTAGGTGCTAGTGCTCAAATTGTATCTTCTGAAATTGATTGGGATACAGGCTTTATAACTTTGGAGGTACTAATCTAATGGCGACTATTATTAATGATAAAGATAAACTGTTACAGGCAACTGCAGTAAGACTTCTTGGTTCATCCAATAATTATATTTATTTTAATTATCCTGCTCCTGTTTTTAATATAGATTCAGGTGGAGTTGCTAGTCCAACAAACTATACCATTACTGCACAATTTGCTGGACAATTACGTGGTGCGGGTACGGTTACATGGAGCATAGTATCTGGAACAATAGCCACAACAGGACAAAGTGGTAATAATTGGACAATTGCATCTGCTGATTTAACTACAAATACTGCAGTTATTCGTGCATCTTTATTGTACTTAGGCGTTACATATACAGCAGACTTGACAGTTTCAAAACTAACGAGTGGTGCATCAGCAGTATTCGCAGACTTGGCTAGTGAAAGTGATACCATTGCTGCTGCTAATGATGGTACAGGTTATACTCTACCAACTGGTAATAGTTTGAGAGTATACAGTGGTGCGGCATTAATTTCTAGTGGTGTAACTTATAGTGGTACAGCTACTAAAAATGGATTAACATTAACTATTAATAGCACAACTGGCGTAATTACTTTGAGTGGAACCAGCTGGACAACCAATCAAGAAAGTTTTACCCTGACTGCTACTTATAATGCTATTGCATATACCGCAATATACACATTAACAAAAAGTAGACAAGGCAGTGATGCTGTTGTAATGGACTTAATCAGCGATGCTCAGGTTGTATTTGCTGCTAATGATGGCACAGGTTATACTCTACCAACTGGTAATAGTGCAAGACTATATAAAGGTGGCGTTGTTTTAACAACAGGTGTAACTTATAGTGGTACAACTACTAAGAATGGTTTAACATTAACTGTAAATGCTTCTACGGGTGAGTTAGTTTTAACGGGAGCTAGTTGGACAACCAATCAAGAAAATTTTACTATAACCGCTACGTATAATGCATTGTCTTATAATATCGTATATACGATTGCTAAAAGTAGGACAGGAGCTACAGGAGCCACTGGAGCTACAGGCACAACAGGCACAACAGGTTCATCTGCAAGAATCTGCTACAGTAAAACTACTCTAAGTTCTTTAGCTTCTACACCGACTACAATTACCACAACGGGAAGTTCTTCTTTTCCTCCAAATAATTCTTGGGGAACAGGAACTGTATGGCAAGCTACAGCACCTTCAATTGTAGCTGGTGAATCTGTATATCAATCTGATGGTATCTATAATCCAACAACTGGAAATACCGTTTGGAATGTTCCGTATCTATCTAATCTGAAAGTAGGTAAATTAGAGTCTATTGTATCAAGCACAGGTCAATTAACTATTAACTCAGATGGACACATAAAGGGTGGTCAAACTGCTTATGACACTGGTACAGGATTCTTCTTAGGATACAGTGGTAGTGCTTATAAGTTTTCTATTGGAGGTCCATCAAGTAGTGACACATTGAGTAGTCTTACATGGGACGGTTCTAACTTTAAGTTAAAGAATGCAGTCTTTCAAGGATATAGTACCAATACATTTAAGATTGGTGCAAGCCCATCAGGAAATCTAATGTCACTATTGGCCTCTGCAGCACCTATTGCTGTGCCTTTAGTTTTTTGGAACGATACATCTTCTTCATCTTATCCATTTTTTGATGTAAATACAAATTCAAGTGACTCAACAACTGGTGCTGCTATAGATTTTACTTCATCTGATACAGCAGCAATAGCTTTGATTGTTACTCAGTCAGGCACAGGCGGTGGTGCTGCTAAGTTCTTTAACACACCATCTAGCAAACAAGCATGGATAGCTCCCGGTGGATATTCATTTTATTCTCCAAGTGGAGGTGGTAAAATATATATTGCTGACGGTAATGGACCATTTACAGGCTTCCATGATACGTTAAGTCCAATAGATAAAATAATTGAAATTGGTGATATAATGATTGATACAAATATTATTTGTAAATCTGGCATCAGCAGTACATTATTTGAAACTACTACATCTTCACAAGCAAATGAAACTACAGTAATTGGCATAGCATGTGCAATAGTTCCTGTTGAAGAAGGTACACCCGGTGCATTATGGAAAGATACTATGATTGAAACAGATAGAGGTGTATATAATCATTGGTCTATGATTGATGATCTTGATCCTGAAATTATTAGTTCAACATATAAAGTTGTTCAAGTAAATGCTTTGGGTGAAGGTCAGATAAATGTTTGTGGTATGGCTGGAAATATCAATGCTGGTGACTACATCGTGACTAGTTCTATTGCTGGTAAAGGTATGCGTCAAAGCGATGATCTTGTGCATAATTATACTGTTGCAAAGGCTCGTGAAAGTGCTACTTTCGATGACCCAACACAAGTTAAGATGATAGCGTGCATTTATTTGTGCGGTTAATATAAAATAGTACCTGAGTAGTTTTATTCAGGTACTTCTATTTAAGGAAATTTATGGCTCAAAATAATTTAAGAATACTATATGACAACGTAATAGATTCTTCAACACTTGCTGCATCTTCAACAACTGCAGGTTTTCCTGTGACTAATTTGCAGAAAGAGCAAAAAGGTTTAGTCTGGAGGTCAACTTCAACATCAGCAACAGTTACAGCTACATGGTCCACGGCACAATCATTATCTTGCGTGTTGTTACCTTTCTGTAACTTAACATCTTCTGCTACAATTCGTATTAAATTATACACTCTTACAACAGACACTACACCTGTATTAGACACAGGGGCAGTTAATGCAGGTGCATATACACCAACTGATCTATGGGGTGGTCTATCTAATATTTCATCAAGTGTAAATGCTTATAACTATGGTGGTGGTACTTACGCAAGAAGTTGGTTCGCAGTAACATCAGCAAGAAAAATGGAAATTATAATTGCTGATTCATCAAATCCTGCAGGTTATCTTGAACTCAGTAGAATAGTTTGTGGAGCGTATTGGTCACCTCAAATTAATGCTGATTTTGGTGTAACACTAGGATACTTAGATACAAGTGAACAACAAAGATCAGAATCTGGTAATCTGATAACTTCAAATGGTACTATTCATAAAACTATGAGTTTTGATCTTGGTTCTATTGTAGAGAATGATAGAAATAAAATGCTAAGTATCTTAAGAGGTAATGGTCTTCGTAAACCAATGTTTGTTTCTATATTTCCAGAAGATACCGATGTTGTAAAAGAGCAGAACTATCAGATATATGCAAAGATGAATAACTTATCAGCTTTGACCCACCAGTTTTATTCTTTATATTCAGGCTCTATAAGTCTAGAGGAAATCTAAGATAATTACTCTTGATTTATATTAATAATAGTGATATAATGTATTAACACAGGTCACTTTCGGGTGGCCTATTTGCATTGTAATATTTTGAAGGTAGTAGTATGTCAGAACAAATTGAACACCGTGTAATTAAATTGGAGCTAAAAGTGGAAGATCACGCTGATGAACTTAAGAAACTTCAGGATATCTCTACTGATTTACGTAACTCTTTAACTGGTATTGAAAAGACTTTGAATCAGATTAAGTACTTAGCAATGGGTGCTGTACTGGTGGTTCTTACTCAGTCAATGGGTATTACCAATGTCTTGAAAATGATTGTAGGAATGTAATATGAAGCTATATTCCAACTGGAAAGATATTGTAAAGAAAGCTTGGAGTATAAAGTTTATCATATTGGCTGGATTACTATCAGCTAGTGAAGTTATTTTACCTTTATTTTTTGATTACTTTGATAGAGGTACTTTTGCTGTATTAAGTTTTATCGCGGTATCTGGTGCTTTTATATCTAGGTTAGTTGCACAAAAGGATGTAGAATGAAAACTAAAACAAGAACAGTTATTGCTGCACTAGTATTATCTGGTGGTGGTTTGATCGGTATTGCTTCTCATGAAGGTTATCGTGAAACTGCATACATACCAGTAGTCACTGCAGCAGGTGCTGATGTGGCTACAATCGGTTTTGGCAGCACAACCAACAGTGATGGTAGCAGGGTAGCACCTAACCAAAGAACCAACCCTGTAGCGGCTTTAAAGCGCCTTGGTGAGCATGTTGAAGTATTCGAAGAAGCTGTTAAACGCTGTGCCCCTGTACCAATGCATCAATATGAGTTTGATGCTTATGTATCTCTTACTTATAACATCGGTGGTAATGCATTTTGTAAAAGTACGTTAGTTACTAAACTTAACGCTTATGATTATGAAGGTGCTTGTAAAGAGATATTAAAGTGGGATAAGTTTAAAGGTAATCCTTTACCGGGATTAACTAAACGCAGAATAGAAGAATATAATACTTGTATAGGAAAATAATATGCAAACATTATTAATAAAAATTACAGTGATTATTTCTATACTAGCTGGATTATTTTTAGTACATAATTGGCAGGTTAATAAAGCTGTAGATAAAGCAGTAGCTACTCAAAAAGCAGAATATAATAAACTTACTGAATCTTTACAAAATAGAAGTTTAAGATTTGAGTGCAGCATTAAAGATGATGTTACAGCTATAACAAAGGATAAAGATGCTAAGATTAAAGATATTACTCGTAAATATAGTACTGCTCTTGCAAGCTTGCAGCAGTATTCAACCATCGCAAGTACCACAAGCAATCTTACCTCAGATTCCAGTAATGCAAAAAGCACCACAGGAATTACTTCAGAAGGATTATTTACAGCTCATGCAAAAGTCTCTCTTGGAATTGCTAAAGATGCAGAAGAACTAAAGCAGCACCTGAATGCTTGCTATCAGCAGTATGATACTGTAAAAGATCAGTTAGATAATTATCGCAAATAAAAATACCCCTCAGAGGAAACCTTACGGAATCTTCTGAGGGGTTTTCTTTTGTCTATACTTTATGCACAGAACTCTTCAAGCTGTTTAGCTGTCATAGAACCTGTATGGCGCTTTACAACCTGCATATCGTCCATGAGTAATAGGGTGGGTACTCCACGGATTGCATACTCTGAAGCTGACACTGGATCATCTTCAATATCAATAATATTGACAGGAATACCCAAGTTTATGTTATCAGTTGTCTTTTTCAATTGTTTACAAGGGTTGCAATAACTTGCGCTGTAAATTATTAAATTTTTCATTTTCCGTGCCTTTCTGTATATAAGTAACCATTCTCTTTTAGAGATTCAATTGCAGATTCTCTTGCTTGTATTGCAAGTTGTTTTGCTAAATCTTCTCCATATTTTTTGATGCTGAAAAACTTACTCTTCTGTTTACCTTTACCAACATGCCAAATTGATCTCCAAGCAGAATGAGTTGAACAATAGGTTACACCTGTTATTCCTGAGCTATTGTGTGACATTTTCTTAACATTGTGTGAATTATCAAACAATAACACCATTTTCAGATTTGAAATTACATTGTTATGCGGGTTACCATCGATATGGTCAATGACAAAACCTTTAGGTATAGTGATATTATTTATCATCTCGTAAACAATTCTATGAGAGTAATACGACCTACTATTTATACTGACGGCAGAATTTCTAGGTAATCCGTTTTTATAAAATCTCAAGCAACCTGCATCAGTGTCTTTAAGTACAATTACATTTCCAAATCTGTGATTATACCTAGTGTGTTTCCACTTTAAACAGGTTGGTGAAGATTCATCATAATAGAAAATATCATTCCAGTTCATTTACTTAGCCCAAACATCTTGCCAATCGCCTGTCAGAGCACCTTTAGCATAGTCAGTTACTCGCTGCTCAAAGAAATTACTGTGAGTTGTACCAAGCATTCCATCAACCCAAGGTAATGGATTCTTCTTGATCTTGAAGATACCTTTTAAACCAAGTGCAATAAGTCTACGATCTGCAATATACCGAATATACAACTTAACTTCTTCTTTAGTTAGTCCTTGCATTTCGTTTACACCAAAAGCCAAATCAATGAATTTATCTTCTAGGTCAACCATTGTTTGTGCAATAGTATATATCTGTGACTTCAGTTCATCGGTCCAGATATGTTTGTTCTCTTTTACAAATTCTCTAAAGAGTTTGATCATACTTTCTGTATGCAGAGATTCATCAACTTGACTCCAAGCAATAATTTGACCCATGCCCTTCATTTTACCAAAGCGAGTAAAGTTTAATAGCATCACGAACGAACTAAACAACTGCATACCTTCTGTGAAAGCACTGAATACAGCCACTTGTTGTGCTACTGAGTTTTCATCTTGAGCAATGAATGATTCAATATACTCGTGTTTATCTTTCATCTCTTCGTATTGTAAGAACTCATTATATGTAGTTTCAGGCATACCCAATGTTTCAATCAAATGAGAGTATGCAGCTACGTGAATCGCTTCTCGTGCAGCAAAGCTTGAAAGCATCATTCGTACTTCAGGCGCGGGAAAATTCGGCAAGTAATTGGTTACATATGCACCAGCTACATCAATATCACCTTGTGTAAAGAATCTAAAGATGTGTGTTAGGAATTGCTTTTCACTTTCACTAAGCTTATTCTTCCAATCGTTAACATCTTCAATCATTGGCACTTCAGTGTGTAACCAGTGCATCTTTTCAGACATTAAGAAGGCATCATATGCCCAAGGGTAGCTAAATGGTTTGAAGTAATTTCGCTGATCTGTAAGTTTCAATTTTGTTTTCATTTATATCCTTTAAAT